GTTGTAAATCGACGATATATATCCGTAAATTCTCACTATTCCTGCTTTGCCGTTGCTCTCTAATTCAAATTGAGTCGGTATAAAACTCGTCCAGCTCGGATTATCGGGTGTACCAGCCCTGTACTGCACGTTTAACAGCCCTGAAATGAAGATGTGAGCTGAAGTCGATGAACCGGTCGCTGGGTTGCTTAAAGTCGCTACACTGCCTGTTATTTGCGAAATAACCGTATTAGAAGCGATGCAGTCTCCGGATATAGGCATTCCTGCAACAACTCCGTTAGGATTACTGATTGTTATTTGATCACTGCCTCCAACAGTTGTCACAATGTCTGTTTGGTAAAATACTGGTGCGTTTCTTAGCACAATATATTTTTGTCTTACTCCCCATTGAGAACGTACCTCTGAGATATATTTTTGCATCAGGAAGTTTCTATCGCACTCCTGGTTAAGATATTCTGTGACTGAATTTATTTCATTGGTAAGAATCACATCAAAGTTTCCATTGTCAAAACCGAGTAAGGCTTTTACTCTTGATAATTCAGTTAATGCGTATGGTAATGTTTTTGTTCCCATTGTGTTTTTTGCTTACCGGGAGACTTCACTGTCCCTAATGAAGTCGCCGGCGTAAGCAAACAACTTATGTGTTGCTGACGGCTGTGTTGACAGGCTTGTTAAAGGCGTTGCCAAGCAAGATTTCACCGAATACAGCTACTGCACCGCTTCCCAAAGTGGAAACTGATTTGATATGCAAATAGCGTTTGCGGTTTAATCCTAATCCCTCGATTCTGGCTAAGACTTCTGCGGCATGGTCTGTTGCAACGATTGTTGCACCAATGGCTGCACCGGTGTTGTCTAAGGCTGGAGCAAATCCTCCTACTGCTGTATCGCTTTCCTCAAGTGACACAACAATGGAAGTTGTTCCTGTACCTTTGTTGGCCCTGAATCTTAAGACTCCGGAGTTGAATCCTTTAGTATCAACTGTGATACCTGTGATTGTAGATCCTGAGTCTGATTGTGGCTCGATAGAGTTTGCGCAATAAATTGCGTCGTATAGTGTTTTCATGGTTTTGTTTTTAGTTTAATATTTTTTAGCTTACGCCTTGTCAGGCCACAGATCGTCGACTTTTTGTTGCGCGGACGCGCATCTTGATCCGTACGGTTAGGGATTCCGTTAGCTTTTTTATTCCCCAACAATTAGCCATGGAGGTCATGGCCAATCTGTTGATGAACAAGTTAAGGTTCCTATGCGGCAGGTGTAACTGCGTTCACGAATGCTTTAGGCAATGCCAAGACCAGAGCGTGTCTGTGCTTGTAAACAATTGCTTGTTGATCCGCTAATGCAATTTCCTTTCCACCGAAAGCTCCTGACATAAACTGTTCAACTCTCATTTCACCCTTGTCGCCGAATGCCATTGCTTCCATGTTTCCAAAGATAGCGAATTGCGTTGAGATAGTTGCAACGTTGCCGGTTGGCAATGTTGGCATCCATCTGTTGGTATATACTGGGTAACCCAATATATATCCGGCTGGCTTAATAGGTCCACCGGCTTTGATTTGAGTCAAAGTCTCTGGAGCCCAAGCAGCGTATGGCAAAATGTAGTTTCCAGCTGTGTCTTTCTGGACTCTCCAAGCAGCCCATACTGTTCTGTGGCAATAGAATGCAGCACCGTCCAATATAGATTCCTCTAATTGAGCGATCATGGCTGAGCCATCAACTAACACTTCAAATCCATCAGGAGTTGTTGCGTTAGTATTGCTGAATTTTGTTTTACCTGTACCTAATGCGTAGGTAGGAACAGCTGAGTTGTTTAAGATACCCATGAATGGAGCACCGGTTCCGACAAGTCCCTGTTGGTCAATCATGTTGGCAAGCGACTCACCAGCGATGGCGAGTAACCAGTTAGCCAAATTGACGGATGCATCAGCTAACAAATCGTTTCCGATTGCGAAAGCTAATTGCCATCTCTTGGCTACGAGTAATGCTTGTCCAAATGTCAAACCTGTAACTGTTCCGGCTGTGTCTACTCCAAGGTATGCACCTGTGAGATATGAACCAGTGTAGTTAGGAATTCCCAACTCGTCTGTTTTCATAGTCCATCGTTGCGCCTGAGAGATGACTGTACCGACTGAAGCGGCAATTCTAAGAATTGCATCAGCAACTTCGACTGATACTAAGTATCCGCCTCTGTTGTCTTGCTGTTCGATCAAGGCCTCATTGGCTTTTGTATCAACAGTCATTTTGCGTGCCATAGCAATTGCTACTTCTGCAAAATCTTTTTTCGCTTTTTCAGTTAACCCAGAAACATCTTTACCGGAAACAACTGCGTCGATTCTCATTTTCTCAACTACTGATTTGACTGTTTCGGCTACTTGAGCGCCTACCAATTTGGTAAGCTTTTCGCCTAACATCGCATCCATTGTTGATTTGAATGTTTCTTCGAGCTGTTGTTTTGTAACTGTGATTGTTTCGTTTTCCATTTTGTTATCTGTTGGCTTTGCCCTTGTTGTTTATAACTTCAAGAGTTTCGCCGACAGATGTTGCTAATCCTTTTAAGACACTGCGTAGAGATTGGACGTTGTCCACTCCCGACAAATCAATGCCTTTAGGTTCGACCTTTGGCTCGTCCGGCTTTTTTACTTCCGGTTCCTCCGAGCTCTTAGTACCCTCAAGGATTTCCTTTAAGGCACTAACACTTTTAGTGACGTGTTCAATTGCCGTTGTTGCGGCATCATGGGCTGCCTGAATCTTTTCTTTATTTTTCTTTGATAATTCCGCGCCGGCTTTCTGTTCTAATGCTTTTGTCGGGTCATCATTCGCGCTGGTTGCTGTCATTTTCTGCATGTATTCCTCAATGCATGCGGTATGTGCGGCTTTATGGCGCGTATGCTCAGAATCCATAGCCTTGTGGCATTCCTCCGCCGGATTGGTGGCTGATTTAGATTCCTCGATAGCCTTAAAGCATTTCTCCAAAATAGCCTTAGTTGTTGTAGCGTGACCCTCATATTCTGTAGCCAAATCTGTGCGCAACTGTGCGTCCAATTCATCCTTGCTTGGATTTGTCTCTGTCTTTATCTTTTTTTCTTCGTTTGACTCGCAAACAAGGTTGCCGTTTCCATCATCTGCAAAAGTTCCAGCATCCCCCTCGTCTGTTTGGCAGGAGTCTCCGGATTCAGCCTTTTTGTTTATCTTTGATTCTAAAATATCAGCAAACTTAATTCCTTTTGTTGCTAAGAATGCAATATCAAGATTCTTTAGTCTGGCTTCTCTTAATGGTACGCAGTCCTGGTTCATCGGAATAGCACAGAAGCTAAATTCGAGCATCTCTGCTGCGGTAATCTTTTCACCCTCTCTGTCGTTTAAGATATATCCGATAGACGCTCCTAATGGGAAACCGCCATCGTAGTAAGCCCTTACTTTTTGAGCTTCTGGAGTTGGAGCGAACCTGCCCTCGCAGACTGTTTGTTTACCCTCATTTTTAATACTGTCAGTCACTCCTATTGGTAAACTGAAATAATCGTGTCCCCAAAGGACAACTGGATTTTTCATATAGTTATCAAAATTCAGCGCTTCTTGGATCACAACGTCTCCGCCACGATCCATGCTGTCTGTGGAGATTATCACTTTGAATCTCCCGGTATCTGCTTCGCTTGCAGACTTTGTTTTGGCGACTATGTCAGCGATGGCTACATCCGACATTCTTTTAATGAATGCATCTCGCTGTTCTGTTGTAAATAATTCTTGTAGTTGTTTGTTCATATTTTTTATTTATTTTATTATTTATCCCATTGGGACCTCTTGCGGCTGAAGTCCGCAGCGACAATTTGGATGAAGCGGTGGAGCGCCTACGTCTGCGTAATCCAGGCTGAGCGTTCCTCCCTCGTCTCCGGCGAAGGTATCGCCATCATCTAAGAAGTTATTTTCAATTGACTCAACTTTGCCGTCCATCTCTCGGCAAAATTCACATGTTAGATCGTCATCGAATGCTTGCCACATCATTTCCTTTACTCCTGCTTGCTTCCAGGCCTGCTTACTGGCTGTGTTGGCGATTCTGAATAGCTCTGTTTTAGCGACAGTCTCAGCTCTGGTAACGTCTGCGAAGTCATAGATACTGTTTACCAGCTCTGTGGCCTCCTGAATGCTACTGCCTGCTGTTAAAGCCTCACCCAGCTTCGCTTTTAGCTGGTCTAACGTCGTTTGGTTGTAAGATGCGCTCAATAGCTCGATTGCCTCGTCTAATGCGTCTTTGGCGGTCTGATTTTCCAAAAGGTTGATTCCTGGCTTTCCTACGCCTGCACCTGCTATCTCTCCCTCATTTTTGTAGACTTCGGACATCATTGGCGTTAGTTTAGCAATGGTTATCTTAATCCATGCCTTTATGTCAAAAGGTTCCGGTAATTCAGCCTTTTTGTTTATATCTTTAGAGAATGTATATTTTAAGTTTGACAATACTTCCTTTTTCTGGTCTGCATTTATATCATTTAATATCTTCTTTACCTCTGGGGATTTGGCATCCATTCTGTCAGAGAAGTCTTTCCAGACGAAATAGAAGTCGCTTTTTGACATCTCTCTCCAATCTTTTTGTTTTACTATTGATATTAATTTTAATTTTTCAAACAAAGAGTCACCGATTGTTTTGGTCATCTTTGCCCTGGCTTTGAAGTTCTGTGCTGCCCTGGTTCTAATTGGTTTGCCTTGCTTTTGCATAGGTTTCACATCCTTTTGCATAGCTTTAGGTCCAGGATTGCCATTATTTGTAGTTGTTGGAGCCGGCGTGCTGATTGGCACCATCCCGGTTGCTCTGAATACCTCGTCACCTCCGTCTATTGGCCCTAATCCCATATACTTCTCTCTGATCTCGTTTATGGTCATGATTGGCTGGCTTGCCGACATCGCCTGGATTTCCTGAATCTTAAATGATTTATCCTCTGGTGTCGGGTCTTGGAATGAAATGTATATATTATCGCCGTATCTTGGTGCCAAATACTCGTTAAGATAAGAGCAAATTAACTCCATTTTAGGCTTTATGGTTCTGTGTGCGAATACGTAGTCTGCAGTCTCGGCTGTTGATCTGTTTGTATCTGACTCTGCTGTACCAAGGATTGTTTTACTTACACGAAAACCAGCCAAGATTTTGTCTCGGCTCTTGTCTCCCATCACTCCGAAGTCCATGTCTTTCATTGTGGACTGCGTAGACTTATAATGCACTCCCTTTGGAAGTATTCCTACTTTATGCGCGTTCTCCGGTCCTTGATGGTTGGATTCGTATGTTAGCTTTAATGCTGCGACTTGTTCCTCGTTTGTATAGTCTGTTTCAAACACTCCATCCATTCTGGCTCCGTTCAAAAAGAATTGTCTATTGAATTCATCGGCGAAGTTATCGATGTCTATCCATCCGGCTATTGATTGCAACGGCCCGATGCCTTGGTATGGATCATTAAGGTCTGGAATCTTTAAGTGGATTATCTCGTATGGTTTATAGTAGTATTTTCTGCTTTCGTGTGTATATTTATATCCTTTCAAAACATACGGATATATAGTTCTGTCAAGGTCTACTTCCATCTCCGCTGGGTTAAGTAAGAACAATGCTTCTGGCTTATCGTTCTCACTTTTTACTCCCATCATTAAAAGATAGGCGTTTCCTGTAGCCTCTAAGTGTCCTGACATTGTATATCTTATTTCTACACCGGTCTGAGTTGGATTGCCGGCTTCTAACAAATCAAGCAAATCATGCTCGAATTGTTCTTCATGACTTCCGTCTTTTGCGATTTGAAATAGTTTGAATTCTACTGTGCTTATTTCTGATGCTATTGCGTTTATTGCTGCAAAAGTCCATCCAGATATTTTTGCGAGCGCTTTGTCAGGGCTAACTTTCTTTGATGATCCTGGTCTCATTATCCTCATCGGGTCCGATCCTATCATGTCATCAACAGAATAACCCTGCAATCCTTTTGCAGTCATTTCCACAGTTCCTTTTTGTTGAAACCAAAGGCGAGCTGTGATATTGAGCTTTTTTACTATGCTTGTAGAGAAACCTCTTAAGCTGTTTAGAAACGATTGGTCGAGTTCTGCCATTAACCTTTGGGAGACAAAGGTTTAATTGCTGTGGTGGTTACAGTCTCCTGCTTTTGCTCAAGGTGTAACCACACTTTCCTTGAGCAGAAGTAGAGGACAAAGATATCTCAAATATTTATCTCAATCCTCTAACCTTGTTATTTCACCATGGTGAATCTTAAATCTTAGTTGACAATAAGGGCATGTTAATCCTGGTTCCATTGTCAGCGGTTCTCCTCGGAAGTTTATTAATCTATAATACATCATTATGATTCCTCTTGGCAATATTCCCGATGTTAATGGATATGTTCCCGGCTGATTGCACGATGGACAATTCATCACTACCACTCTTTGTTTTCTTAATCCGCTGTTGTCTGAATAATAAAAATCCCCAGGCGAGGTCATTTGATCTCCTGGCGTGAATCTGTCGTGCTTCGTTTTGATTTCTTTAAGTTCACGAACATGTGTTGGAAAAGATTTGTCATCTTTTCTTTGAAATGGAACGTCGAATATTACCTCTACGTTTTTGTCCATGTGCTTTAATTATTTAATAATAAATCTATCAAGAAACTGTGTCAAGTGGTGCATAACTTTTATGTACCAAATCTTATTCTTATTTCAATTCCTATTCCAAAAATTATTATCCATATTGCCGTTGATTTTGTATCTCTGACATTTAACCAGCCAAAGTTTATCACGTTGAATAATTGTTGTGGCCACTGAAAGTGTAAAATGAATTGAGTCATAATAATTTCTTTGCTATTTCTCTAATCACATTTACAGTGACTGCGTTACCGCACATCTTGTATCTTTGCGTATCTGACTGATGCACAATCACGCGATTGTGTATCCCGTCTTTTGTCCAGTCGTCCGGGAATCCCTGTAATCTCTCACATTCGCGCGGAGTCAGTCTGCGAATCTTCAATCCATTGCCTTTCCAATTCCGATGGTTTAATTTTCTTTGACATTTATCCATTTATCGTATTGTCGATGACATTTTGGGCATAGCCCGAAATAATCCTCTAATATTCTACGATATTTATGATTTATATTTGCCCAGTCAATATTCCATTTTCCTTTAATTCTTTTACCTAATTTTTCACACATCTCACAGAATTGTGGTAATCCTTTCCACTTTACAACCCATTTATGAATCGCACTATATCCGGCGTTATTTCCTTTCCATTGAGCCGATTCATTGCCTACAAATCTGCCAATAAGTTTCTCTCTAATTTTGTTTTTCTGCTTTTCGGTCATCGGTGGTCTTTTGCGTCCGCGCAACGGAGCTATCCTTTTTTCGATATGTGCATCGCTTTGTTTTTTACCAATTCTGATCTCTGCTAAATTATCTCGCCACTTTTTAGGGACTTTGTGGCCTTTTTGAAATTGCCCTTTTTTGTTTCTCATACTGCCATTATACCACACCCAGCTATTAGAGCCACCGGACAACCCCTAAATCCATTCCGTCCTCAAGTATGCCGAGACACAGATACACGAGTGCGTCAATCAGGTCGTCATGGGCTTCCACGCCGAAGTTGATTAGCTCGCTTATAAGTTCTTGGCAACCTTGTCGGGGAAACAGAATCGTGCCGTTTTTAATATACGGAACAATAACCTCAAGTCTTGCCGTCTTGTCCCTAATCGGCAGGACTGCTTGCACGGGCAAGCCTTTGCGCTCCATGTCGTTGATTGCTGCCTTCTGGTATGCTACCGCTTCCACAAAGAACGTATGGCCACCTCCGCGCTGTTTTATCTCTCTCATTGCTGTCTCTAACACCAGCAGGTCACATCTCCTGTGAAACGGATTAGGCAGGATATACAAATGCGGTCTCCCTGCGTCGTCCGGGTCGTAGTAGATATCGCCGTCGACCATTGCGGTGTAGTCTGCGGTCTCTTTTTCTGATATGGCTAAGTCTACGCCATGCCCTCTGCGTCCGCGATTGATTACTGGGAGTGAGTCGTAATAGTGCAGGTCTGTTTCTTTTACCTTTTGTCCCTCGTCTGCCACCACCTTAAGCAACATTTCTCTGGACCATGATGTCTCGCCAAGTTCCAGTCTCTTTTGGCTTAGTGCTTCCTGAGTTGGGTATT